CCTTATCTCCCAGATGATTATAAGCAAAGCCTATTACAAGCCTATTCAGAAGAACAGATCGAAGCCTATGTGCATGGTAAGTTTGTTAATCTAACGCAAGGCAGAGTATATAAAGATTTCGACAGGGAGAAGCACGTTATAGAACGGCCAGACCTAAAGAACGAAGGATTGCCCATTGGTATTGCGATGGATTTCAACGTGGATGCCATGAGTTCAGAGATATTTTACATAGGACCGAATTGGATACACGTATTCGATGAGGTAAGACTAAAGAACGCAACCACCTATGATATGGTCGAGGAGTTGGTGAAGCGATACCCGGAAGCCAAGATACTCCCGGATAGCTCGGGATCTGCAAGGCGTTCTTCGGCAGTCGCAAGTGACCATCAAATAATAAGAGACCATCCAGGTTATACCATATCAGCACCGAAAGCCAACCCCCCTGTCCGTGAACGTGTGAACTCTGTTAATAAGCTGATCCGTGATGGCAACTTCTCTTGTGAGAAATGCCCGAATCTTATCATGGACTTTGAACGNAACGTATGGTATGGGAATGACATAGATAAGCGCGACAGCACCCAATCTCATGCGAGCGATGCAATCGGATATGGTATTAATCGGCTTTTCCCGGCACGAAGAAGGGTTGTGACATCTCAATCGTGGTAGGCTTCATCCTCGGTATCAGTCTCATGTTCAATATGCTTTTTATTGGACTATGGATGTACGGATGGATGATACAAAAACGCATCAACAAGGATGTGAAAAAGATTTTAGGCGGTACAAAGCCGCCAACTGAATTTTATAAGAAATGGATGTATAGCGCATGACTGTAAATGATGTTGTATTGCCTGATTTATCCGAACAGATCGTACTTGATTCGATTCGGAAAGCGCAAAGCGGACTAAAGGCCAAAGAAGATGCGGAACGTGCCACCGCTTTAGACTTTTATTATCACAGAAACGTGGACAAGCATATCGAACAATGGTTCTCCGCTTCTACGTTGCAACAAGTTCCGGCATTCCCTCAAAAAGTTGTACCCCGCTTCGCCCGTGCCAGGAATATGATTTACAAGAACGCACCCAAACGGATGATCGGCGATGAACGGGCGGATGATTATAACATAATAGCACACCATCTGGATTCAAAGGCGCGGGAACTAAACGAAACGGCGTGGCTCACGGGTTGTATGGCCTTCAGAAGTAAGTGGGGGAAAGACCGTTTAGAATACGACTTAATCCCTTTCTTTAAGCGGTATTATTTAGAGGGGGAGTCTGAACCGTTTGGCGTGTCCTATGAGGTGGGCCGTGACCATAAGAACAACCGCATCTTCGTTTATTGGTCAGAGGAGAGGGACGGCGTACCGGGAAAACACTTTAAGTATGACCAAGCGGGACGTGTTATCCAAGTGAATGAAGACAGTATCAATCCCTATTCCCGGATTCCTGTCACCTTTGCTGAATACAGTTCATCCGCCTCTGATGTGATTCGTTCATCTGTACAGATTGGAATTGCCAATACGGAAATTGCTTTAGCAACTCGGTTCGCATTCGGGCAGCCTGTGGCTATGGGAATCGAAGAAGCGACACACATGAAACTTGGGATAGACCGGGTGCTGTTAATGCCGCCTGATAGTTCATTCTCTTTCGTATCGAGTCCTGCCAATCTTGGTCAAATGATGGATGTCGTTAAAGGATTTGCCAATCAAACGGCTATCAATAACCATTTGCGTATCAAGTGGGATGAGTCTGGCAATGCACCAAGCGGGACGGCCTTGAAAATATTAGAAATGGAAAATTTAGAGTCACGCATAAGCGACATTCCGAAATGGAAGGATTGGGAACATGAAAGATATGAAGTGGATCGGGAGATTATCCGTGTACATACAGGCAAAGATATGGGTGAAAATTATTCGGTGGATTTCGCCGAAGTAGAGTTCCCCCAAAGCCCGAAAGAGGAGCGAGAACATTTAGAATGGATGATGGCCAAAGGCTTAATGAGCCGTGAAGATTTGATCAAGCATTACAACCCGGATATAACCGATGAGGATTTGCAGAAACTTATGGACAGGGTAGATGAAAGCAAACAGGCCGAAGCCGAAGCGACCAAACCCGTATCACCAATACAAAGGATTTTAAATGCCTGATCCGGTGGACAGATTCATGAGTCAAATCGCAAACATCGAGAAACAACTTCTTGATGATCTGAAAAAGATTGCCAAAGGATTAGATAAACTAACCGAAGCTGAACTGGTAAACGTCATGCGTGAATTGGACTTCTTTCAGGAACTATTAGATCGTGGATATACCAACGCCGTTAATGGATTGATGGATGCCTATGAAGGACAGATTGAGAACATCGCAAACGAAGCTGCCAAGCGGGGGATCCATGCGGTGAAAGGGCCAAGTGTTGAGCAGTTGCAAATATTACAGGACTTGGAAGCAGAGAAACTTTTGGGTAAAGCGGCTAATTATGCCAACGATTTGAAAGACGGATTGTTCAAAGGTATCGTGGCCGGGGATAGACCTTCTCAGATTGTGAATAGATTAGCCGAAAAGATCAATCTTGAAACGCATCAACTCAACGTCGCGGTACATGATGGTATTCGTCAGTTTGATGATGTGGCGCGGCACAAGGTATTTGAAGGCGAAGATGTCGGTGGACTTATGTAGGACCGTTGGATGATGTTACGCGGGATATATGTCAAGCCACGATTGATAGTGAGCCGGCTAAAGGATATACTGAAGATGAAGTAAACGCAAGTCTAACTCCCTTCGGTGAAAGGGGCGGATTTAATTGCCGTCATTCTTGGATGGTGATATGAAGGCACAAAACATAATCAAATTCCCTAAATCCCTATGGGCGAAGGTCGGCGGTAAAGCAGCCACTAAAGTCGTGAAAGATTCGGATAAGGGGAAGGGATATAAAAAAGATTTTAAAGCATACACATCTGAATATGCCAAACAGAAAGCCGCCGGGAAGGCAGGGCCAAAGGGCGTAAGTACATCAAGACAAGTATCCCCGCCTAACTTGAGACTGACGGGCACGATGCTGAACTCTATATCGGCACAGAAGCCAAAAGAAACAGGCGTGGATATTGTTTATCGTGATGGATTGAAGGTGGAGTACAACGCCAAGATGGGGCGGGATATATACGGCATTTCTAAAGATAACGAAAAAAGAATTACAGATGAGTTGAGCGATTATATCGGCAAACAGATCGGTAAATATGCGCGGGACTCAATTAATATAACCATTGGATAAGATTTAATGAACAACAACAGGAGACAGTAATGTCAGAAGCACAAGCAACCGTGCAAGAACCGACCCAGGATAAGGGGCAAGAGGTGACGACTCAAAGTCAGACCACACCCGACACTTCCGGGCAGTCGGAGTTATTGCACGAAGTAATGGCCAAGAAGGAAAAGATCAAAGGTCTTGAATCCAAATTGGCGGAAATTGAAGCAAAAGAAGAAAAACGGAGACAGGAAAGAATGTCTGAGGACGGCAAGAAGGACGAACTGATTGCCGAACTGCAAGGCACGATTAATCAACTGTCCCCATATAAAGAACGTCTGGAAACTCACGAGGCAAATCGCCGTCAAGTTCTGCTTGAGCGATTGCCTGAGTCCAAACAGGACAAATTTAAGGAGCATCCAATAGATGTTTTGGAAGATTTGGCACACGAATATTCCCAACCCGGTATAAAGGTGAAGGTGGACAACCAACCTCCCGGTGCTTATGGTGGATATACTTCGATGGCCGAATGGGCTGTGAACGATCCGAAAGGATATAAGGCGCAGAACAGAGCCACAAGCGGAATAACGGTGGGCTATGGCCCAAAAGTATAAACCGTTTGGAGTCGATCTCGACCCGAAAGGCGAACTCGCTGAAAGGAATTTGCCAGACGGGGATATACACGCCAAGATAAAAGGCGAATCCGTGTCTTATGACACAATGATCGACGAGTTAGAAGAACGTGCCAACAATGCAGCACGGGGTAAACCTGTGGCTTCCAAAAAATACTTCTCTGGGTGGACTCCGCCTAAAAAGGAAAGTAAATAATGGCTGAAACTGATACCGGTGTCGCGGTAGGTGGTCTCGATAAAGTCATTGGAGATGCAATTATTGCCTTCAATGAAGTTAACGTGATGTATCCTCTCGTGAACGCCAAACAATGCCCCCCAGGGGCAATCACGGTTCAATGGCCCGAATATACGGCTATTGCTTCCTCAAGCGTAGGTGCAGGAACTGACGGTAGTGATTATTCATCTGTCACTTCAGTAACTACAACAGCCAGATCAGCAACCGTTTCTGAACACGTTATACGTGCAGACGTAACGGACCTCGCAGTAATGGGAAATGCCGATGATATTGCCGGAAATACCGGTGCTATTCTTGGTAATGCCGTAGGTGCGAAGCTCGATGCGGACTTATCAGCACTCGGAACTGGCTTCTCGCAGACAGAGTGCGGTGCGGGAACGGCTTTGACATTAGACCACATTTTTGGTAGTCTTCGTCAATTAAGAGCGCAAATGCGCCGGCTCCCTATAATCTTGTGATGTCAGATAAGGGTATGTTAGATGCCCCTTGTGCATAGTAATAGCACAATGAAAATCGCGGAATTAAGCGGGAAACCTACATCGAGAGATATGGCAACCCGAACTGAAGGCTATTCAAAGAATGGTCAAGGGCAGAGCATAGGGATTGAAATAACATCCCCAAGAGGCCGCGACAGCCTG